ACAAATCCCAAAATAACCAATCAGAATGATATTGATGAGTATATCGAGGGTTTAATCTCTAAAGCAGAAAAACCAATAGAACAACTATTTGCTAATCGACTTAAAGAGATAAAACAAATCATCGCAGATATGTTTGAGAAATATCAAAATGATGATGTGTATGTTACATGGACTGAATTCAATAAATACAACAGGCTCAATAAGGAGTTAACTCGTATAGGTACAATGTTGACTGATGACTATAGGCAAGTAGCTAAGATGATTCAGAAGTCACAAGAAGATGCTTATATAGAAAAATTCCTTATGAGCCTTTATTTATATGAAATGGCGAGTCAAACATCTATGCAGTTTGATGTTCCGAGTAAAGAGGTAATCAAATCAGCTATTGAACAACCTATTGAGTTCATTCGTTTAATGCCAACACTACAAAAACATCGTGATGAAGTATTGAAAAAGATACGTATGCACATTACACAAGGTATTATGAGTGGAGAGGGTTACTCTAAGATAGCTAAAGCAATACGTGATGATGTCGGCATGTCTAAAGCTCAATCATTGCGTGTGGCTCGTACAGAAGCAGGCAGAGCAATGTCACAAGCTGGACTTGATAGCGCAATGGTTGCTAAAGATAACGGTTTGAAGATGAAGAAACGTTGGCATGCTACTAAAGATACACGAACACGTGATACTCATCGTCATTTAGATGGGGAATCAGTGGAAATAGATCAGAATTTTAAATCAAGTGGGTGTGTTGGGCAGGCGCCCAAGCTATTTATTGGTGTAAACAGTGCGAAAGAGAATATTAATTGTCGTTGCAAATTACTTTATTATATTGATGAAAATGAATTGCCAACTGTAATGAGAGCACGTAAAGACGATGGTAAAAATGAAGTTATCCCATTCATGACTTATCGTGAGTGGGAAAAACACAAGAGGAAAAAGAAATAATGTATCTATCGACCTTAGCATGTCGTTAAACTGCTTTTTATTATGCACTTTTCGGACTGTTAGGGTACGCGAAGGGCAAAAAGGAGTTTTGATATATGAATATCGAAGAAGTTAAGTCTTTTTTTGAAGAACACAAAGACGATAAAGAAGTAAAAGATTATCTAAAGGGACTTAAGACGGTGTCTGTTGATGACGTTAAAGGCTTTTTAGATACAGAAGAAGGTAAACGATTCATTCAACCTGAATTAGATCGTTATCATTCGAAAGGATTAGAATCATGGAAAGAGAAAAATCTTGAGGATCTAATCGAACAAGAAGTACGGAAGCGTAATCCTGAGCAATCAGAAGAACAAAAACGTATTAGTGCTCTTGAACAAGAGTTAGAAAAACGCGACGCAGAGGCAAAACGTGAGAAGTTAAGAAGTAACGCGCTAGGTAAAGCGCAGGAACTAAATTTACCAACATCCTTAGTTGATAGATTTTTAGGCGATTCTGATGAAGATACTGAGCAAAACTTAAAAGCTTTAAAAGAAACCTTTGACAAGTATGTTCAAAAAGGTGTTGAGTCTAAATTTAAATCGAGTGGAAGAGATGTTAAAGAATCACGAAATCAAGATTTAGACCCTTCAAATGTAAAGTCCATTGAAGAAATGGCGAAAGAAATCAATATTAGAAAATAAAGTGAGGTAATAAAATATGGCAACTCCAACATACACGCCAGGCAATGTTATTTTATCGGATTTTAAAAACGGCGTTATTCCAGCAGAACAAGGTACTTTAATCATGAAAGACATTATGGCTAATTCAGCAATTATGAAATTAGCTAAAAATGAGCCAATGACAGCACAAAAGAAAAAATTTACTTACTTAGCAAAAGGTGTAGGCGCCTACTGGGTATCAGAAACGGAACGTATTCAAACTTCTAAGCCTGAATATGCACAAGCAGAAATGGAAGCTAAGAAAATTGGTGTAATTATTCCGTTATCAAAAGAGTTTCTTAAATGGACTGCAAAAGATTTCTTTAATGAGGTTAAACCTCTAATTGCAGAGGCATTTTACAAAGCGTTTGACCAAGCTGTTATCTTTGGTACTAAATCACCTTACAACACTTCAACTAGTGGTAAACCGCTTGTTGAAGGCGCAGAAGAGAAAGGTAACGTTGTTACAGATACTAATAATTTATACGTAGACCTTTCGGCATTAATGGCTACTATTGAAGATGAAGAGTTAGATCCAAACGGAGTATTAACTACACGTTCATTCAGAAGTAAAATGCGTAATGCTTTAGATGCTAATGACAGACCATTATTTGATGCTAACGGGAACGAGATTATGGGATTACCACTATCTTATACTGGAGCGGATGTATACGACAAAAAGAAATCGTTAGCACTAATGGGTGATTGGGATTACGCACGTTACGGTATCTTACAAGGTATTGAGTATGCAATTTCTGAAGATGCCACGTTAACGACGTTACAAGCATCAGATGCTTCTGGCCAACCAGTATCATTATTTGAACGTGATATGTTCGCTTTACGTGCGACGATGCATATTGCATACATGAACGTTAAACCAGAAGCGTTCGCAACGCTTAAACCAACTGAATAGGAGGAGATATGATGGCTAATCCTGCAGAAGAGATTAAGGTAAAAAAAGACAATATGACTATTACTGTTACAAAGAAGGCATTTGACTCTTATTACAGTCTTGTCGGTTACAAAGAGGTTAAATCACGTCGTACTACGTCTGATAAGAGCGAGTGATAAAAATGACTCTTTATGAAGATATTAAACTTTTACTCAAGAAAAATGGAGTGGAAGTTAAAAGTGATGAAGAAGAAATATTTAAGATGGAAGTTGACGGAATACTAGAAGATGTTAGGGATATAACAAACAATGATTTTATGAAAGATGGTCAAGTCATTTATCCTTACTCAATCAAAAAGTATGTCGCAGACGTCCTAGAGTATTATCAACGACCTGAAGTTAAAAAGAATTTAAAGTCAAGAAGTATGGGGACAGTGTCGTACACTTATAACGATGGTGTCCCTGATTACATTAGTGGAGTATTAAACAGGTATAAACGAGCAAAGTTTCATCCGTTTAAACCAATAAGGTAGAGGTGTTGTTTGTGTTTAACCCATACGACGAATTCCCTCACACTATTTCTATTGGAAGTATCAAAAAAGTAGGAGAGTATCCAATTATACAAGAGCGCTTTGTAAGCGATAAAACAATTAAAGGATTTATGGATACGCCTACTACATCTGAACAACTAAAATTTCATCAAATGTCACAAGAATATGACAGAAACCTATATGTACCTTATGACTTGCCAATATCTAAAAACAATTTATTTGAGTATGAGGGTAGAATCTTTAGTATTGAAGGTGATTCTGTAGATCAGGGCGGACAACATGAAATTAAGTTACTACGACTTAAGCAGGTGCCATATGGCAAAAGTTAAGTACGGTGCTGATAGCATGGTTGTTGAATTGGATAAGTTCGATAAGAAAATAGAAGAGTGGGTTAAAAAAGGTATCGCTAAAACAACGATGAAGATATATAACACTGCTGTAGCATTAGCTCCTGCTGACTTAGGATTTTTGAAAGAAAGTATAGACTTTCGATTTGAGAACAACGGTCTAACAGGAGTTATCAATGTAGGTGCAGAGTATAGTGTTTATGTTGAGTACGGCACAGGTATTTATGCCACTAAAGGTAGTCGCGCTAAAAAGATACCGTGGAGTTATAAAGACGCTAACGGTAAATGGCATACTACTAAAGGACAAGCGCCACAGCCGTTTTGGAACCCTGCAATTGACGCAGGACGCAAGACATTCGAGCAGTATTTTTCATAGAGGTGGTTAAATATGTGGGTATCAGTTGAACCTGAACTTACAAATCAAATATATAAAAGATTAATCTCAGACCCTAACATTAACAAAATAGTTGGTGATAGGGTCTTTGACGTTGTTCAAGATGACGCTGTTTACCCATATATTGTTGTGGGTGAATCAAACGTCACTAACAACGAATCTAGTGCAACAATGAGAGAAACAGTTGGTATTGTCATACATGTGTATTCACAGTTCGCTACACAATACGAGGCTA